GTAATGACTATGTTCGAACAAGCATATGAGCAGATACAGCAGTGGTCTAGTGGTCTTATGGAAGAAATCCTTAGACCTACACCAGCACACTTCAGAGATTTGGATAAGAAGTACGAGACTGACTTAGTTGATGAAGAGTTATTGACTTTCAGTCAACCTTTAGCAGAAGGAGAAGAGCTAGACATCCTACAGGATACTACTTCGGTAGAGCCCGTAGAGGCAGAAGTAGAAGTCCCTATGACTGCTTCTGAAGCTATTAAGTCTGTCGAAAGTTTTATGCCGTCTAAGGGCATGTTAGAGGAAGTGGCTAATAGTGAGTCTAAGATGGGTAATGACCCTCAGACTTACCGTAAGGATTATCACGGAGGCATCATGCAAGTGGATAAGGTAGGGTATGAGGCTACTAAGGACGTAACATCACATCCTAAGTTAACAGCGAAGCACAAACAGATTTTAGATACTTATGGTATTGATTGGTCTGCTACTGAATGGGAAGACTTGCGAGACCCTTTACATAGTGCATTAGGCGCTCGACTTTACTTGAGTAACATTGAAGACGAGATACCCGACACTAAAAAAGGTAGGGCTAAGTATTGGAAGGATAAATACAATACGTCAGCCGGTAGAGGCTCTGTAAGCCACTACTTAGACTCCAATAAATAAATAAAAAGCCCCGAAGGTTAATCCAACGGGGCTTTCTTTTAACTATATCTCACAACTACCACCGACACAGGCGAGGGTCTGGGCACCTTCGGTCTGGTCAGTAGACTCTGTTATGTCCCAAGAGAATGCTGTAGGCATATCCTCAAGTAACGTCTGATATTTTTCTTTATCTATAGCCTCATAAGGAGCTTGCTCATAAGTATGCTCAGAATAAGGCAAGAAACTAACACCAGACACCTCATCGAAGTTATTGAACATCCAGTTGCCTATCTCTAAGAACTCTTCATCTTTATAGTAGACAGTGATGGAAGGTTTATGTTCACACCAATGTTTCTGATAGGTATCCCATAGCTTTAGTTGGTCCATTCCTGTCTGCTCTGAAGCCTTTATAGAGCCGTCAGGGGCTTTCTGTGGGAATGAGAATACTATAGTATTAGGTGACACCTTATCTAGCTCTGACGGGACTCCTGCGGCCTCTAAGACAGCACATAGAGGGTCATTAGCAGAAGCACGAACACGCCTAATATAATAATCACTAAAACGTCCATGTATGCCCGAAGCAGAATCCACAAGCTGGCTAACAGTACCAGAAGGTTTAACACAAGTGACTGCGGTAGCTTGATTAATCCCCAGCTTCTTAGCCCATTCTTTATTCGTCTTAACAGCTTCATCCTTGAGCCCTTCCAACACTTTAGGTAGTACATCACTATCTATATCTGACATAAGAGTATTGTCTAAGATACCCGTCAAAGACACCCCTAATAGAGCCTCTTCTGCTGTATTCTGTTGCCACTTAGCCCGTAGGTAACGGAAGTCAGTCAGCGTAGCCTGTAGCGTCCCTAAGATAGCCGCTAGTTTGACTTTCTTCTTCAGTGTCTCATAGGTATCGTCAGAACGTACTACCACTTCAGATAAATTACAGAATTGGTTAGGGCGTAAAATTATCTCCGAACAAGGATTACAACCGAAGTCATAGTCTGCGTCCCTACGTCCATTCTTAGCTGCTTGTTTCTGACTAGCGATACGACTAAAGAACCCACGTTCCCCTGAGCGACTCTCATAGAGTGACTTCCACTCACTCAGGAATGCCTCAAAGTCAGGCTTCTCAGTATAACAAGCTGAGTTATTAGCCAGACCTCGGTGTGGAGTGTCTACCCACCATTGCCCGTGTTTAGCTCGACGGATACGATCGTCAGTTAAGTTACTCAGGGAGATAAGGGCTGATCGACGTACACCACCGACAACGACAATCTGTGCGATCTTACAGCAAAGATCATGACATTCGATAGAAGATAACTTCCTGCCCGTAGCCCCTCTGAAGACCTCCACTGTGAACTTGAATAGATCAATCAGAGGTTCTGGACCAGAGGCTCTACCTCCGAATGTCTTCAGTGTCGCTCCTGATGGTCTAACTTTGCTTATGTCCCATGTAGGTAGTTGACCTGAGTAAAGCAAAGACACCAGCTCTCGGTAAGCCTTAGCCCAACCTATCTTAGAGTCTGCGACGACAATAGTTGTGTCAGTCTCATGAAAATCTTCAGCCACTTCAGGTAACTTAGTTACGTACTGACGCTCTACGCTGAAACCTACGCCTGTGCCACACATAAGAATGTACATCATTTCATCGAAGGAACGAGGGTGGTCTATGGTGATATAAGAACAATTGAATCCTGCTACATTATCACGATCTAATGCCTCACCAGCAGTCATCAAGGCTCTCATGGATGGCATTACGTCTAACCCTTCGATAGCGTCGAACAGTTCCTTGTACGTCTTAGAGTCCAATGAGCCTCGGTCACTGAAGTATTGTAGGTAGCGGTTGATTGTCTCAGGCCAAGACTCCCTACGTTGTTCTTCTGGCAGATAACGGGCGTACCGTGACTTGTGTATGTACTCTTGATATGCTTGCATTTTATTTGTTCCCATAATTTTCTTTTCTCCCCTCTAACTCTATGAGTAGGTCTACATAATGTTTTACCTTCTCTAAGTCTTGAATACCATTTTTCTCTCTCCAACGAGTAATGTACTTAACGATACAACCTTCTATGAAACTAAGGTCATTCGCGTGTATGTACTCTATAGGTTGAATATTGTGTATCCGATAATGTCCTCCACCTATTTGCTTTTCTAGAGCAGAGGCTTTCTCGTTAAACACCTCATCTAAGTTCTTCATCAAAAGACCCCTTATCCATAGCTACTTCTAGTTTATCGTCGAACCGATCACAAAGTTCTTCTGTAGTTATCTCTAGTATCTCAACCACTAAGTCTGGATCATAGAACTCTACTAAATACTCAACCAGCTCCTCTATCGTTCTAGACATATTGTTTACTCCACTTCTTCAGTTCTTTTATCTCAGATAGATCAAACCAGACAATACCTTCTTTGTCACACCACTTAGCGTTAGTGAGTTTGGCTCCTTTGCGGATACGTTTATGTGCGTCTGACCAGACAAACACTAGAACTTTACCTTCACTCTTTAACTGCTTATGTATTGCTTTGTATTTCTGAGTGTCTCCAACCCTAAAGAAACCCTTGACTTCTATGTAGACACGCCCTTTGGTAAAATCAGGGGTATAAGTACGAGGTACTGAATACTTCACAGTAGTCGATTCATACTCCCAATCAACGAGACTTTCTGCTACCTTAGCTTCAAGTTTGCTTCGATACTTTTGGTTTGGCATTAGTCTTATTCCCTTTAGGTTCTTCTTTGGTTAGTGCCTGACACATCTGACCTGTCCCTGAGACAATAGGGCCTCCGTGAAGAGACCACCCTTCTGACAATAACAACTGAACTTTCTCTTCGAAACGATCTGGACGGGGTGATTGAACAATAGTGTATTTCATCTTAATCTTTAACCTCATGTACTTTAGGTGTATTCCAGACCTCAGTGAGATACTTAGGCCCATTGCTATATAGGAATGTACGTAGCTTAGGATAACAAGTCTTCTTGTATCCACAGTACGAACAACCTGTAGGTAACTTCATGTTACCACTCTTACCGTCAGGGATAGGATCGTAACAGGGCTCAGGGATAGTGTCTGATTTGACTGTCCCCTTGAGGTGTTTTATCCGATCTTCTATGTCCTGACCTTCTGTTAAGTTTATCATTGATAGAGCCAAATGTCCATTACCTTTGTCCATCGCTAACCAACCACCTTCTGTAGCCCCTATGGAATGTCCGTACCCCTTGAGTTGGTCTACGTAGCCGAATGGATCATCGAACTCTACCGTATTCTCTTTGAATTTCTTGAAGCCAAAACTAGATACGCTCTTAACGTCGATCAGAGTACCGTCTATCAGACAGTCCATAGACCCTTTGACTCCCTGTACTTCTGCTTTCGCTTGCTCATGGGATACTCTGTGTCCAGATAGGCGTACCAGCAGCAACACCAGCTCTTCTACGATATGACCATATAAAAACTTAATCAACGTAGACGGCTGTAGAGGCTCACTCTCAGTGCCTTTGCTCTTCAACCATATCTGACGGTCAGGCTTACCTATACTGGACATACGCAGTGCTTTATCGTCCCCTCGCACAGTGAATAATGAGTCGAAGACTACATCACCAACATTCTTAGTGAAGATATTGAAGACCTCATCAACATCGACACCTTTGGCTGTAGCGCCTTTCTCCATCAACGAGTAGAT